TTTTCCTGAAACGGTGAGAATGTACATTAATCGACCTCGCAGGCTTCGATATAGATCTCCTTAAGAATGTTCTTGATAATTGATTTATCAAGGGAAACATCAGCTTCATCTATGTATCTATTCAGAATACTGATGGTATCTTCACTCTCATCACTTTCAAGATCTTCTGTGTCGTAAATCCCACCAAAGTCAAAGTTCTCTACAACTTTGAGCTCATGAACATTAGATTTGTAGAGTTTGTCAAGGAACTTCTCAAATTGGAGGGGATCAGATTTTTTACGAACCACAACCTTAACAATCTTATCCTTATACTCTTTCGTATTGATGAGTTGATGTGGGGTATCTTCATAGTAGATGTTATGGAACATCTTGAAAGGATTGTTGACTGGAGTGACTTCTAAAGTTTCGGTATCAAAGATATGAAAACCTCTTGGATCATCAACATCACTCCAGTACAACTCATAAGGATTTCCTAGGTAACGGACATTTCCTTTTTCGCTTCGAGTGTGGTAGTGTCCCGAGAACACATTGGTGAATTTCGAATATATGTCGCGGTCAGCACCATGCTCCATGACGACGAATCGATTAGCGTTAAATCCTCTGAGCTCAAGGTGCCCCATCGCACACGAGCAAACAGTCTTTTCAATTGTTTCATAGGTTTCTTTCTCGTTCTCTTGGTTGATCCAAGGAATAAACAACGTCTTGAGATTACCAAGTGTAACCTCAGTAACACTATTATAACATACTACGTTTTCATATTCTCTTAACAACAACTCAATCGCGTTGATCTCGTTGGTGTTCTTGTAGTATGCAGTGTGATTACCAATGATGGTATGCACAGTCACACCCATCTTCTGAAGACGGTTGTAATAATTTTCCTTAGCCCAATCAAGTGCCCAGAAGTCGATACCTCTACGATTGTCAAAAGTATCACCCATATCCACAACCGTGGTGATACCTTCTTTCTCTAGGGTTGGGAAGAAGACCTCATCATAGAACTGTTGAAAGTATGCATGAAACAACTTGGAACCCTTGCGGGCTCCGAAGTGTTGATCAGTGATGATTGCGATCTTCATACTCGATGACAATTTTACGAACTAGTTTACCAGATCTATCAGTGACTGTCCAGTGTGACAGTTTACCCTGTAACAGGGATGCAATATTTTGAGCCTGCATTTCTGCAAGAATTTTATTTGTTTCTTTCATAACGATCTATACAAAGGGGGAACGTCTCCTAACAATCCAATCGAAAACAAACTTATCGTCAGTCTATCTTGAGTTTTACCAAAAGTTTGAACACCATGATACTGTTTGCTGTTAAACAGCAATAATCTGTTATAGACATTTTTGACTTTTACAGTTTCAGTATATTGACTATTCAAACTTTCAAAGTCATTACAGTATTGTTCTTCAGAAACATAGTGTCCTTTATATAGTTTCTCTTTGGAGGTCGTATACCCATCATTATATGAGTAACCTTTTGTTTCTTCATATAAACTGGTCCCAGTATCATCATCTGGATTTTTATTCAGATAGATAATCCCCCCAAAATAAACTTCCCGATCTTTGTGTATCCATCCTCTGTTTCTTGGATGATATTGGTCTTCATGAAAAGGAGTTATCTTTTGGAATTTGATCTCCATAAAATATTGTTCGATCCTATCATAAAACAACGAATGAATTTTCGTTGATATGTAGTTGAAAAGATGATTATCTAACTCATGAAGAGGAGCTGTTCTAGTTCCAGGCCATCTTCCATCATTCGGATAAAATTCTTGTTGTTCTGCAAATTCAACAATTTTATCTGGATCTGGAAAAAAGTTATCAACTATTAGAGTTGGGAACATTACAGTTTGCCCCCAACCTTTCCATCATTCACAACACGACTGGTCTTTTCATCCCATCCTTCTTGTTTACCCTTTAGATAAAATCGTGTCATGCGAATCACGATTTCTTTGGTAAGCCCACTGACAAGTTCTGTACCGTCTTTCAAATAAGACTTCCAAAGAAACCGATCCTTGTTGACACGAAAGCAATCATCAATCCAGAATTCTTCACTCATTGGTTATAACGATAGTTAATGTTGTCTTTGATAGTGTTGTAGTCACTTTCACTACCAGCCATCATACCATCGTCTGAGAAAACTTCACTATATCCACTTCTTTCGATAATCTTTGACTTAATCTCCAGTTGTTTTTTCTCTTTCTGGATCCTTCTCAGAAATGCGTAGTGAATAATCTGAGTGAAGTATGCAAAAGGATTACTAGACTTTTCGGGATCAAAGTTGTTGATGTACTGTACGCAGTTCTCAATACCATCGCAAATCATGTCATCCTTGAACATGTAATTCACGAAGTTAGGCTTGTAAGACAAGTGGGTTGCAATCTTTAGGAAACACTCACCTAAGTAGTTTGTAATACGCGGTTTGGGTTCATCATTTTCAGCTGCACGGCGAACCATAGCCTTGTATTCAACAATGGCGATGAGAAACTCTTTATTGTTAACGTAGTGTTCCGATCTGCGTCTCTTTGTCATTACTGGCAACATTTGTCATTGATCCTTATAATAATGTAGATATTATATCAAATTCTTTAAAGCTTGACAAGCTATTGATTTCTGTGTACAATAACTCTGCCAGGGTTCAAGAGACAGCTTTAAGAATTCTCTTTTAGCTTAAAGATTCTTTCTAAGCTCTCTCTGGCATCATCAACAGAAGAGATATAGCCCATCGATGTGGAGACACCTACCTTCATTGCAGAGGGCTCTTCATCGTCCTTATTTAGAGATCTTACCCATTTCTTATATGTTGCAATAATCTCTCCATCTTCACACCTTGTATAGAACATGATGTGTTTCATTTCAATACAGAAGATTCTATCTTCACTAAGTTTGATCCATCCATCTACTTTGTAGAAAGAAAAGTTACCTCTTCTCGATGGAATCTCCTTGATGGTACAAGGATCAATGACCATAATGGCTTTGACTTGTTCATCATAAAATTCTTCGACTTGGCCGAAGATCTCTTCACCAGAAACTAATTTGATGACTGCGTAAATATCATTCATGTTTGCCTCATCTTGATTGGAATGATTTCATAATTAAAATTCTCTTCATTGTAGATTTTTACTCTTTCAATGAGGTGATTTAGTGTGTAATTCTTTCTTGAGCCATATGTTGTATCATCCGCAATGTCGTAGAGAGTAGCTTTTGTTTTGTTATTTCCTTTTCTCAATACTCTTCCAATTGATTGCAGATTACGAACCCTAGATTTACTAGGGGATGCAAAGACTACGTTGTGGAGGTTCTTGATGTTAATACCAGTAGAGAAAGTGCCGTATGACGCGACAATAATGGCATTATCTTCTTTCTCAGTAATAGCTCTTATTTCTTCCCTGTGTTCGGCATCAACACCACCATGGACAAAAAATACTTTTCGTCCCGTTACGGAGTTATTTATCAAATTGAAAATTACCTCACCATGACTCTCAACACGACTGTAGAGAACTAGTGTGTTTCCTTTGAGGTCTAACGCAAGATTCTTGATGAAGTTGTTTCTCTTTTCATGCCCAATGATAAACTGAACTTCTTCTTCAAAGGCTTCAAATTTATGTGGATCATGTTTGATGAGTAAGATCTTGATGTCAAGTTTTGCAAGATGACCTTTCTCAATCAATTCATCAGTACGAATGATCTTATATGCAGGACCAAACAAACCTTCAAGAACCCACTTATGAGTTTGAGTTCCATCCAGTGTTCCTGTAAAGCCAAAACGATATTTTGCATCACAAAGTTTAGTCATGATACTGACAAGAGACTTTGACTTAAACAAATGAGCCTCATCACCAATCACACAACCATATCTTGAGAAGAACTTTTTCTCCAACTTGTAGATTGATTGCCAAGTTGTGATCGTAACTTGGCGATTATCGTATTTTTCTTTACCAGAATAGATCTTGTGGCAATATTTTTCTGCATCCCATCCGTAGTCCTCAAAGTCTTTGAACATCTGTTCTACCAATGAGGTTGTAGGAACAACCAGTAGAACGTCCTGTCCTTTGTCAACCATATATCGAACAATCGAATAGATCATCATCGACTTACCAGAAGCCGTGGGAGAGATGAGTAACTTTCGATTAAATCTCAATGCATCATGAACACCTTCAATCTGGTATGGTCTTGGTTCATACCTTGTGATGGTTTTCATGTAATCACCCACACCTTCAAGAGAAACCATCTCGTTCTCTTCAAAAGGTGTTCCGTAAAACTTATTATCTGTAAACTGATATTCGTAGTTGTATCTTCGACAGAAAGCTACAAGTTTGTCAAGAAGACCAACGTAGATCTCACCAGTTTGTGTGTTGAATAATCTTATTTTACCGTCCCAATACTTATTTCGATACTGGGGCATGAATTTAGCCCCAGGGACATCGAAAGTGAACTCATCACTGAGTTCATAAAAGACATGAGGTTCTGCCTCAATCTTTAGATATACTTCATTCTTCTTGGAGATACTAATCATAGCCACGAATAAACTTCTGCCACTCAATAGCATTCTTGATCTGAAACGTCCTGTTTTGGATCGTCTTGATAATATTTTCCAAGAAGTCAATCATCGAGTCGTAATACTCAATTTTGAGTTCGGCTTCAGAAAGTTTATCGTCTGCATCCAGATATCTCTGCAATGCATCCTTTTCTCTTACCTTGTATGGGAAAGGTTCGTCGATGTAAACCTCTGGTTCTGCCTTTCCTGAATAATAAAGATGACGTTCGTGGAGAATAGTTTGATACCTCTTCTTGGCTCTTGCGCGAAGAAGTCTTAGATCATTGAATAACTGATAGTATTTAGAATGTAACGAAGGCACCACCAAAGAGGCGGTGTGCAATTCATCAGGATCTATCTGGGAATCTTTTTCCCACATCTCCTGAATTGTCTCAAGATTCATAATTAATATTCAATGTAATTTTTGTCCAGTAATTTGAAAATCTTGTACTTGAATGTTACTGATGCAGTAAAGTAACTGATATCATTTTGTGTAGCATCAAAGTCAAGTGAACTCAAAGCAAC